AAATGCTACATTGAAACCATTAACAGTTTTACTTGAAATTGTAAAGAAATCTCCTGTGTTTAATCCTTGTGCTGTAATTCCAACTGCATAAGATGAAGAATAAAAAGGATTTGTAAACGTAACAGTATAAGTTCCTGTTCCTGAAACAATATCATTACCACTAAATATTCTATCTGGCATATCTATACTTACCGACAAAGCACTAATAACTGGAGTAGAACTTAAATCAAATGATCTTAAAAACACTCTAAATTTATAATATCTTGCTGTGTAATCGCCAACTACAAAGTTTCTAAAATCAGTATAAGTTATATTGTCATTTGATAATGCAATTTCTAAATGAGCATTACAATTAGCTGGAGTATCTCCATCAAAGTTAGAACCCGAATCATCAAAGTTACCAGTTCTTGAATCAAATAAATCATCTAAGTTATCTGATGTTTGAGTTATAGATGCTGTTACTCTTGATGTATGAACTGCACCTATATCTATTGGATTAGCAAATACATAGTTACCTTCTGAGTATAAGTCATAAGCAGTAACACCAGAATCAAAGAATGAAGTTGCAGAATCAAAGTTTCCTATTGCACTATCAAAAAGTTCAGATGAATCTAATCTTAATGTACCATCAGAAACTATTACATTATTTTTTGTTCCTGAAAATGTTGGAGATTCAGTTTGTGATGCAACAGCATTGTAATTTCCTATTGCAGATACATTGGTTGCTATAACTGTTTCATTAGAAGAATAGTTACCATTTTTATCTACTGCTTTTATAAGATATGAACCTACTCTTGCTGGAACTGTAACTGATGTAGCTGGTCTTGCAACCTTTTCTACTAAAGAAACTGAGTTACCCCAAGAAGCACCAGTTGTTTGTGTTGAATATCTAATTTGATAATATGCTAAATCTAAGTCTGTAATTTGTTGCCAAGACAAATGTGCATCTCCACCAATAATGTTACAAGAAAAATCTATTACATCAGAAGGTGGTGCAATTCCACCAATAATAGTTCTTGTTGCTGAAGTATAAGTTGATGACACTCCTAAAGTATTAAATGCTCTAACTCTTACATTATAAGTTTCTCCATCTATTACGTTTAAAATTCTTTGTATTAATCCTTTTCCTTGACCAGCTATAATATAATCAGTAGCTGTACTTAATTTATATTCAACTTGGTAGTAATCTACAAAATTATCTGGTGATGCACCGATTGTTACGTCTAAAGCTGTAATAACAACTCCATCTGAATAAAGTATTAATTGATCTCCTAATGTAACTGAAGCTGGTGCAGATACTGAGAATGGATTTGGTAATACAGTATCAGCTATTGTTGGTGCTTGTGATTTTGATTCCCAAGTATAGAAATTATCTTGATGTTCTTCTAATCCAAGAGTTACTGTTGAATCTGAATTAATAGCTAAAGACATTACTCTAAAAGGTTTAGCACTAAAACCTGCTGTGTCATAAGTTGCTGTTACAATATCTCCAATAGACAAGTTAAGTGCTTCTGAAGTAACTGTAACTTCTGCTTTTAAATTGTTTCTTGATCTCTTTAATATGTTCTCGCAAATTTCTTCAGCTTGATAAGGTGATGTAACGTGAATCATATCAAAGCTTCTCTCTAATAAAGTATTATTATCCTCAGCTAACATTGTTGCGTGTTGATCTTCTACTGGTAATGCTGAATCATCAAATGGTGGAAAAGAAACTGTATCTGATTGATAATCTTTTTCTGGGTTAGTAAATGTTCCTATAACTCTATTGTATTTTTCAGATTTACTTTCACCTTGTAATTTAACTTCGCTTACAACATTATCTTTAGTTAATAGTAATTGTGAACTTCCTGAACCTTCAATAATAATTTTGTATTTACCTTGTGTATAATTAAAGATTGCTCTCATAGGTACTAAGAGTTCTCTTACATTCTCTAATACTTTTTTTTCACTATCTATAACTGCATTTGTTTCAAATAAGTTAATATCGCTTGTAGCACCTGAATAAGGTGTAACTTGTGTATCGCAAGTATTTGCAGAAGTTTTAAATGTATCGTAATTAGTTTCAAAGGCATCATTGGGTAATCCTTTTCCATATCTGCTATTTCTTAAATAATCTAAAAGAACTAATGATGAATTTGCAGAATAAGCCCAAGTAGAAGCTGTGTCTTGTCTATGTGAACCAGAACCACCTTTAGTAGAATCTAATCTAGGGTCATAAATCTTTTTACCTCTAACAGTTACTCTAACTTCTGGTAATCCATTAAAAGCATCTTGATTCCATTTAAACCTTAAAGCAACATAAGCAAGACCAGATAGTTTATGATCTGATGTCCAGTTAGTTGTCTCATCAAGTAAAGAAGAAGCTGATTGATTGTCTAATCCAAAAAATGATTGAATAGATATTAAAGATTCTCCACCTTTATAATAGTTGGCATCTCCACTAGATACTCCTCTTATAGTTCCATCAGTTAATGAACCATCAAATGTTACTAGTTTGTCATCAACGTAAACTTCATCTATTGCAGTTATTCCTGCACCACCACCTTCGCATAATACTCCTGCTATATAAAGATATTGATTATCAGCACCAGAACTTTCAACAAATACTCTAGTTAATCCTACTTGTCTTTTTCCATACACAACAGGAATAGGATTGTTGTTAGAATCTTTATTTACTAATGTTCCTTTAGCTTCGTCTTGTGAAGATTGTCTAGGTGCTTTTGGTTTAGGCGATATAATATAACTTATCGCAGTTGTTATTACGAACTGAATGATTGCTGATACTATTGCACCTTTAGCCATTAGATATGAAACTCCCTTTTAAACTTTTCTGCTTTTCTATAAATATGAAAGTTATTATCTTGTCTTACCCATTTAACAGATTCATCAACTTCAATCTTTTCTTTAAAATAATTCTTAACCCATTTCATAATTTGTAAACAATTACTTTTTGCTAATACATTCATAACCCAAATATTATCTCCACAATTCCATTCATTGTCTTTTAGCTTTCCAGTTAAAACAAATCTTTGTTCAACATTATCACTAAGAAAAGCCCAATTAGTAAATCCAACATCTTGATTGCCTATTCTGTGAATTTGGTATTGGTCTAAGTTAATTGATGGAGTAACCATTTTAACTAAAAATTCATAAGATAATTTATCGTACTTAGGAAATTGTCTAAATAAATGAATTGTTCTATATAAGTCATTCATTATGCTGAACCCCATTTAATTCTTTGTGCTGTCTTACTAGCAAACTCCATTCCTTTATCATTAGGAAAATATATCTTTTGTGAGTTCTCAGCAGTTCTTCTTCCTGAAGTTTTTTCAAAATCTGCCCAATGCGAAGCTACAATAATATTAACAGATGATGATGTAGTATCTTCTTCTAGTGTAAAGCTAGATATTCTTCCATCAAATAAAAGAAATGGGTCAGCTATTAGTGCCTGACTATCATTTAAGAAACCTCTATATACTTTAACAGGTTTGTTCATGTAGTTATTGTTGAGTAACAAAGAAATGATTGTTGTATCTGCACCTGAAAATTTAAGTGACAATGTATTTACTGCAACGTCTGCGTTTTCTTGAACCTCAGAACTACCTAAAAATAATGATGAAGCTGTATATGTGTTTCCATCAAATGTTAAGTTTTTATAGTGATCTGTGTAATATGTTCCTGTGCTTATACCTAAGTAAATAAGTTCTACTGGATTTAATTTATTGGTAGCTAGTTCTGCAATTACTCCAGCAGTTAATGATCTTGTCATTACAGTACCTCTATTAAATCAATTTCGTATTGGAAATAGTTTTCTGTACCGATAGTAAATTCTTGAATATCTCCTGTAAGACCAACAGTAAAATCTACATTAGAATAAATTAGAACTGCATTGTCAGCTACGTTTGCTCTTAATGGTGGTTCAAATGTTAATGTTCCTGCACCAGAACCATTAGAAGATACATCAGCTACGCACATATAAACTTTAGTTTGTCCAGTAAATCTAAATAGATCACCTGCTTTAAGTACACCAGTTAAATTGTTACCCATACCATCTATTGAGCAAGAAGTAGCACCAGCACTTACAGCACCATTAACAGATATAACTGTACTGGCTGAACCTAATGAATCATCAATACTTGGTGGAGTATATTGAAATGATTCTATTTGTGATCTTTGTTTCATAATAAAAGCAAGTATAGGTGCAAATTCACTTCTAGTCATAACTGGAAATCTTAGTCTTAATCTAAATCTTTGACCATCTATTTGTCTTGCCTGTCGTCTGCCAGAAGCTGTTGTTGTAACAATAGTATTTTGATTTGTGCTTATAGCTACATCTCTAGGTGCTGGGCTTGATGGGAATGTTCCACTCATACTATATTAGATTTTCCTTTTTGATTAGCACCTTGATTAACTAAGTTAATTATAGTTGCTCTGTTATCAATTAATAATTCTTTAATACCTCTAACATCATTTGCTTGAATATTAAATGTAATACTACTTCCACCACCTAAATCTTGATTTGGTACAATAGTTCCGTTTGTAGAAGGTATGAATAATTCTCTACCACGTTCTCCTACTGTTATTGGCATACCACCTCTAACAGAACCACCTTCTGCAAAAGAACCTTCGCTTCCAGTTAATGTTGTATTTATTCCAGCACTATCAAATGTGCTTCCACCAAATAAACTAGTTCCAAAACTTAATAAAGAATCAAATAATCCACCACCATCACCACCACCAATAGCTTGTCTTTGAGATAGTAAAGCATTTTGTTTTACAATTTCTGCTGTTTGTAATTTAAGACCAGCTAATTTTAATCCTTCTCTAATTAATATTTCAATTTGAGTTGCTAATATATTTACTAAAGCATTTTGTACTGCAGATTTTAAAGCTTCTCCTAAAGACTTTCCTAAAACAATAGATTGTGCGATACCTTTTGAAAAATCTTTTATACCTTGATTAAGAGTTTGTACTACTACATCAGAAGTTTTTTTAAGTTGATCTAAAGCTTCAGTATTAATTCTTCCAAACTTTTCTATAATTTCATCTAATAGATTTGATTCTTTTTGCAAACCACTATTAGCATTATTAATTAGTTCATTCTTTTTTTGATTTTTTTCATTAATAGATTGTGTTTTTAAATCTATTTCATTTAAGAATTCTTTAATAACTCCATAAGCACCAGATTGTTTATTTAATTCACCTGTGTTTTTTTCTAAGAAGAATTTTTGATCGCTAAATTGTTCTATAAATTTTTTTTGTTGGCTTATTAAAGCACCAAGTAATATTGCAAGAAATTTACCACCAGTCCCTAATAATAAAAATCCAATTACACCTAATTCTCTTACGCCACTTGGAAGTGCGTCTAAAGCTTTTAATAGTCCTTCAATTCCAGTCGCTACAAATTTAAATATAGGTGCGATAGCATCAATAATTAAACCAGTTCCTAATAATAAACCTTTTATTGCTTTAGTAAGTTCTTCTCCGAATGATGTAGCAAAATCTTGTAAAGCTTGGCTATTTTTATCTAGATTATCATTAATAACTGATAAACCTGCTGATATAAAATTAAAGAAACCACCTTTGTTAATATCATTTTGAAATTTAACAAATGAGTTAGTGATCTTAGTTAATGTTCCTTGAAATGTATTTGATAAAACATTAGAAGCTTGTGCAAATCTTCCACCACTTCCAAATACTCTAACAAATGCTTCTTCAGTAGCAGAAGCACTTACATCAGCACCTTTTGAAAATCCTAATAAACTTGCAACACCTTTATCTTGGAAAAGTCTTGCTGAACTAATCCCTCTTGTAAAAGCTTTAGATATTTGTTCTGCAGAAGTTTGAAAATCCAAACCTGTTATTGCAGATACATTACCAACTATTTCTAAGTTTCTTGCTAGTTCTTCTGTGTCTTTTGAAACTATTGCTAAATTACCAGCAGAAGAAATTATATCTTGAAATGCAAATGGTGATTTACTTGCAAATGAATTTAATGTTTTAAATGCCTGAGAACCTTTTTCTACAGAACCAAATAAGAATGATAGTTTGTTTTCTGTTAATTCTGCTTCGCTTCCTACTTTAGCTAAACCTCTTAAAGCAACTCCACCACCTAAACCAATTAAAGCATTTCTTAAATTAAATATTGAGTTTTTAATTTCTACGAAAGCTTTTGTAGCATTATCTATAACATTAAGTTTTATGTTTAGTTGCTGATCTGCCATTATAAAGTTTCTCTTTTTCTGCCTTCACTTTAAAGTAAGCTATCCAATAATAAAATTCGTCTTGCGTTAGCAATAGAACTTCTTCCATACTTTTGTTTAATTCCTGACCAAGAGCAAGTATAGAAAATAACTCCGTATCAGTTCTTACTTTTTTTCAGCTTCCTCGTAAGAAACACCATTCAACATTTCTGTTGCTACTCTAGCTATAACATTTGCGTCAGCATTATTCAATAATGTTAGCTTGTCATCTAGTTTAAATATTTTATTTCCTTCTGAATCTTTTGCTTTTAGAACGATAGCATCTACTAATACTCCTAGATCATCATTCTTAGCACCTTTAAATAGGTTTCTTTTTTCTCCTAATGTAAATGGTGAGCAATATATTATTAAAGGTTTGCCTTCCTCGCCCCACTCAGCAACCTCAATCTTTTTAATACCTAAAGATTCAAATTGTGCCTTCACTCTATCTATTATCGTAGTCATTTTTTCTTCCTTTTATGTTAATTAGCCGTGTGTTCCAACTGTCAATTCGCCAGTTCCAGTAAATGTCATTTCTGCTTCTACCATTCCATCAAAAGATGCACTTAGATTATAACCAGTTACGATTGCAGAACCAGAAAAATATTTATCTCCAGTTGATGAACCTTCTGGCGATATGTTTATAGTTATTGATGAACCAGCAGTTACTAATAATTGTCCTGCATCTGCTTCGTCAAAAAATAAACTTGCTGAACCTGAAAAACCTTTTAATCCAGTTTTGAAAGTTCTGCTAGTATCACCTAATGAAGTATCTTCAATAGTATCTGATGTAGATTCTAAAGTGTAACTTCTTAATTCGCCCAAAATAGTTGAACCAATTTTAATGTTTCCTTCTGAGCCAGTATGTGTTGCCATGTTTGTTTCCTTGTATTGTTAATGTTAAGGTGTGCCAGATGTGTATTGGTACATAACTCGCACCACCATTCTGATACCACCTATTGGGAACAAAACTCCTTCATCAGTAGAAACTTCTACCACTTGAGTTTGTTTTGCGTACCCACCTCTTGTTCTATCAGAATTTAGTCTAGTTTCAATCGTAGTTATTAACTCATTACGTTTTGTGTCAATATTTGTTGGAGTTCCTTTTACATAACCAACAATTACGAAATCTGCTGTTGCTTGTCTTAATGCACTTGTAAAACTTATTGTTTCATCTGATCTTACTTCATTACCAGATTGTACAAAACAAGCTGGATATTGTTGTTCAGATAATTCATCAACATTAAAAGGTTCTCTAGTAACCTTCTTTAAAGTTATTGGAGATGTTCCAGTTGAAATTGCTGTTACTATATTAGATGCTATATCTTCTCTTTTACTCATATCTTACTAAGTTTTTTATATGTTTGCATAAATACATTCATTACTGGTTGAATCTCTCTTGCACCAATAGCAAAGAATTTACGTTTCTTTTGATTACCTAAAGCTTTAACATTTTGGAATTTATTTGCAAAATAAATAATAGCTTGTGTAGGTTGTGATCTTTGAGTTATGTTTGATAACATTTGACCAGAAAAATTAAGATCAGGATATTGTGTTTGTCGCCCAGCTTGTTGTCTAAATATTTTATAAGCTTCTGTGTATGGTGGGAATGAATTACCATCTGCATTAATACCTCTTGCAGTTCTTTGTTTTATTAAACCCATTAAGAACTCAGCAGTTCTGCCTAATGCAGTCTTAACTATTAGAGGTTGTTCTCTTACTTGTTTTTCAAAGTTTCTAGCAACTTGTAAAGAATTATCCTCAACAGTAATCTTCATCTAATTAGTTTAAGTCTATGATAAGGCGCTTTTTCTGCGTCTTGAATTGTATTAGAATCATCAGCATCATATTCAACACCATCTCTTAGAATAGACTCTAATTCATCAGCATACATTTGTTGATAATGTTTCATCATAACTTGAAATCTATCTAGGTTATCATTTGAGTTAAATTTAGTTAATTGTGGACAAGCATAGTAACCTATTACTCTAAATACACTTAGTCTTTTAAATTGTGAATCAGTTAATAATGTTCCGTCCATTTCAGTTGTGTTTAGTATTGCTATATCTCTATAGGTTTCTTTTGAATAAACTGGAAACCATCTTATTCTTAAATCTCTTTCAATATCGTCTCTTGCTAGTGCGTGGTAATTTGTAAATGCAGATATTCCAAATGTTAAAATATCTGGTTGGTAAAATGTTAAATCTGAA